TTTATTTCTAATTATTTCTTCTTGTTTTATATCTGGTAATTGCATGCTTTTTTGCTCAATATATTGTTTTTCATCAGCATTATCATTTTTAGTTGCTTCAACTATAGGGTGTTTTTTTAGTTTCTTAAACATATTTATTGTTGATTCTTTTTCATAATTATCATCCCAAGAAACTTTTTTTATTTTTTTGTCAGTTTCATCTATTAATGTTGATAATGTAATATTATTATTACTATCAATTGATATATGTTTTAATCGTGAATTTTGATTATTTTTTATAATTGTTTTTTCAATTATTTGGGGATCATTTTTAACAGACGTTTCTTTTGGAGTTAACCATTTTTCTTGGTCAATAGTCGAAGTCGAATTATAATTTTGAAACTGTTCAATTTCCATGTTTCTTTGTGACATTTTATCTGCTACAAGGGAATCCATTGCTGTTATTTTATCATCATAATTTCTATCTGAAAAATCAAGTTCTTGGGGTTTTTGTGGTGTCATATAATTTTCCATTTCCATACGTTTTATTTCAACTTCTTTTTCATATTCAGTTTGCCTTGAAGCATGAATGTCTTCTATTTTATATGGTTCTTGAACTTCTTCGTTACTTATAAATATGCTTTTTATTTTTTGTTCTTGTTGTAAATTAGGAAATAATCTATTAACTGCTAAAACAACTTGAGATAAAAAATGTTTATTTAATTCCATAATATTTGATTTAGGATTTACTCTAGCTGTAAAATGATTAATATTACTTTCAAAAACTATTCTAACATTGTTTATTAGTTTTTTATTTGTTGAATTGATTTTAAGTTCATCTAATAAAACATCCCAAAGTAAAGCTATATTTTGTTTATTTGTGAATTGAGATAAATTCATTATATATATAAAAATTTTATTTTTATATATATTTTATGTATATTTTATGTATTTTTTTACACCTTCAGACATTTACTCCAAAAGAAAAAACCAAATATCGTATATCTGTTACACCGACCGAAAAGCACTGCGTAGTAAAATGAGACAAATAAATATATTTACTATTGATTTTATACTTTTGAATATTATTATTTTTATGCGAACTTAAATGTTCACAGGTGTAAAAAATGTAGACATAAGCATTCAAATATCACCATTATTATTATAAAAAATTTTTCTAAATTTCTGCATATATTTATCTTTTAAGATATGTGTTTTTAAATAATGTCCTGTAATCTTGTCTTCAAGCATATGTATAATAAAAAAAATAGAGTATATTCCACATTCTGTGTTTCCGTATTGATGTTCAACTGGATGATTTTGGTCAAATTTAAAATAAATAGGTTCTGATAGTTGTTTCCCTTGTTTTATAACAGTATTTACGAATTTTTCAATTTGTGGTGGAATATATTCTCCTGCACTGTCAAAAAAGAATATTGTTTTATTTTTTATATTAATGAATAATGATACCCAATGACTACCACTTTTATAATGTGGATCTAAATTAAATATTACACCAATTTTTGTATATCCTTTTTTCATTTGTTGTGCTAAATCAAAATGACATAACTCTTCCCAAACACATTCACCATATAATTTATAAGTATCATAGTTAATTGGTGATGGACCTACAAAATCAAAACATTTGTATTTTTTTTCATATTGATTCATAACTCGTAATATATCAAGACTAGATAACCATTCATTAGGATTTGTTTTCCATTCTTTAGGTGATTCAGGAGCAAACGCATCTAAAAGTTCTTTTTCAAGTTTAGTATTTTTGGTCATTTGACGTACCCAACATGATTCTTTATTGCAAATTGTAGCGTAATATTCTTTAAGTTGGGACCATATTTTTTTTGTATTATTTGATTTAATTTGTTGATCAGGGTGACGAGAATTCCACATATCTCGTAATTTGTAAAGATCGGTATCTGAATAACATGAATAATCTTTACTTTTATTTTCGGGACTACAATTTAATTTGACGAATGGTTTTTTTAGTGTTGTTTTATTATGCTTACTATGTCTTTTTAGTGTATTGTATAAATATGTATTATATCTTTTTTTTGTAAATCTTTTACCCATATAATAAGTTTATATTTTCTTTTTCAAACCCCTAAAAGTAGGCTCTAAAATAGTTGATTCTTTTTTTCTTGGAATAATTTTATTTTTTTTATAATTTTGTCTTACATTTTCAAACCAATCTAATGGTAGTTTTTGAATATCATCAACTCCAACTGAATTTGTTTGTTTTTTATATTTACTTGTAACAATAATTGGTGTATGATTAATCGTTTCATTTGTTATTTTAGTTTTACTCTGTTCTTCAATTATATTATATTTATAATGTTCCTCATCATGTTCCTCATCATGTTCCTCATCATGTTCATCATCATGTTCCTCATCATGTTCCTCATCATGTTCATCATCATGTTCCTCATCATGTTCCTCATCATGTTCATTTTTTTCTTCATTATCATTATTATATCCATCTTCTAATTCATTATCTTCTTCGTCCCTATCATTAGAACTTTCTTCATAATTTCCATTTGTAATGTCTCTTTCTTTTTCATAATCAATGTCTTCAGGAATTTCTTCACTACGTTCTTTTTCTAAATCTTCACTATTATCATGTGCTTTAAAATAGTATATAGATTTTTCAATAAAAGTGTCAAATGACATCTTCACTTCGTATAATAGGTCGTCAGGAGGTTGACAAACTAACAAATCAGAGAATAGTTTTTTTATTCTATCTTTATACTCTTGAATTTCTCTAATTTTACGTTCATCAGATATATTTTTTACTTTTTTATTCAGTTTTTGAAGTTGTTGTTTACTTATCAAAAAATTAAGTGTTAGTTGATTGACTAAATCATCTGACATAATTATATAGTTTATTTTACACCTTTTTTTCTAAATCAATTTTTGTAATAATACAAAGGTAAAGAATTTGGGTTCATTGTTCTTTCGTAGTTGTATATTTATTTCAAATTACATTTAGTTTCATATGTTAAATCCTTTGTTTGTTGTCTTGTAGCATTGTTAAATAATGCAAATCCAATTTTGTCAGAATAGGGATTAGGATTAGTAGGACAAAATTGTTGATTTTGGAATAAACCAGAGAAAGGTTGTTGTACATTTTTATTTTCTTGCCATTTGACTTGATATAAACTACTTTTACTTGAAGGAATATAAGCAGCCTGAGTACAACTTTGTATAGCAAACAATTGATTTCTTAATTCAGATTCATGATTAATATTAGAAGCATAACCAGACCAAGGACCAGCATCATTTCCAGGATTATAAATTGTTTCAGGTGTATATGTAGTTTGTTGAACTAGTGGTGTTTTAATAGGTTTTCTATTGTCAATAATAGGTAATATAGAATATTTAGTAATAACAGGTCTAGCATCTAAATAAGGTTGTAAAGGTTGTGATGGTATATTTCTTTCAGCTGTTCTTAAATAAACCATTTGTTGTCTTAGAGAAGATGATTGATCAATATAGCTATGGATATCCATTTATATATTTATTATATATTTATATTATATAAATTACACCGACCGGAAAGAAAAATGATATAACGAAGTAAACAAACTCATCCTAAATTTCGGTGGCTGGAAGTATTACCTTCCGTAAAATCAACGTGCAAACGTGTAAAATTACCAAGGGTGTAAATTTTAATATATTATTATAATAAATGGCGTTTAATTATGATATTCATAGTTTACAAAATCATGCATTTAATATTGTAATGTATATAACATATATATTATATATAGTAATAGCGTTAGGATTGTCAGCAAATGCCCCTCAATATTTAGAGAATCTTAATTCATTTATAAAAATATATATAAGTTTATTTTTAATTTATAGATTTAATCCATTTAGATGGGTTAAATTTACAGAATTGGATGGAAAAATAGCATTTAGTGCTGGTGTATTTTTATTGGGAACAACGGCAATAAATGTAACATTACAAAATTATTTATCAAATTTATCAAATTTATCAAGTGCAATTGAAATTGCGTTTTTGTAGTGTTTTATTTTACACCTTTAACATTTACGGTGCTTTACAGAAACACTGATTTTTT